ATATTCTAATACCGGCTGAAACTGTCACGTTTCACCCGATTACAGATGCAATTGTAGCCGGAGTAATAGGCGCATTGATAATATATTACCCGGTTTTGTTTTTGATTAATATAATGATTGCAATAGGTCCCGTTATTTCATTGTCATTGGCCGGACTTATGTCTGTAATGCTGATATTGACAAACGCAAACTCATTGGGGAGCACAGAGGCCAACATTGCAATGGCAATTATTTTATCATTATCAGTAATAGCACTTTTAGCGTCAATCAAAACGATCTATGAACGAAAACGAGATGGCTTACCTGTTGTTAACACACCAGAAGAAAAACCAAAAGATTTTGGCCCCGTGACCAAGGTAATGGTTTGGATTGCAGAACAGCTTGACAAACTGTAATAGTCCTTTGAATACATAAGAGTTAAGGGTAATTTTGCTAAAAACGAAATTACCCTTTAATTATGTCAAAACTCAAAAATGATAAAATTTCAGTCGGCATTGACTTAAATGTTTCGGAAGCTCAGAAAAAAATACACGAACTTGACCAAGCCACTAAAAGGCTACGCGAACAAAATAGAACGCTAAATAAAGAAATTGCTTCGCTTGTCAGAACAGAAGGCGATCATTCGGCAGAAATTGCAAAACTTGATGCCCAGATTAAGGCTAACGGTGATGCGATACGGGCCAACCAAAAAGAAATCGCAAGCTATGAAGACGAGCTATCATTGTCAACAAAAACGGCCGCACAGCTTGGCAAGCAGCTCAAAAACTTAAAACGTGAGTTAAATAATACGTCAAAGGCCGCCGAGCCGGAGAAATACCGAAACCTTGAAAAAGAAATCAAAGAAGTCGAGAAAGCATACGCAAAAGCAACAGGCTCTTCGCGTGGCTTTTTAGCTTCGTTGTTGTCTCTTGATAAAGTTGGTACAGCCGTTAAAGGTTTCTTTATGGGAATAGGTACAGCTGTAACAAACCAAATTATAGACGTATTCAAAAGCGCAATTTCGACAATAACAGATTTTACCGCAGCAAATTCAAAACTGGCTGCAATATTAGGCACGAGCCGCGAAGGAATTACGCAACTAACCAACCAAGCAAAAGAACTTGGCAGAACAACCACCGCAACAGCATCGGAAGTTACCGGGCTTCAAACTGAGTTGGCAAAACTAGGCTTCACTCAGCAACAAATTGAAGATATGACACCTTCAGTGTTGAAATTCTCAAAGGCAGTTGGCACAGACCTATCATCAGCCGCAGCATTTGCAGGAGCATCGATGCGCATATTTGGCAAAAGTTCAGCAGAGGCCGAAGACGTTTTATCAACTTTGGCAATTGCCACAACAAAAAGTTCTCTTGACTTTACAAAACTTGAAGCTTCAATGTCAACGATTGGCCCGGTAGCAAATGCATACGGTTTGTCTCTTGAAGACACAACTGCGCTTCTTGGCACATTGGCAAATGCTGGTTTTGATGCAAGCAGCGCAGCAACAGCAACGCGAAATATTATACTTAATCTTTGTGATGCAAACGGTCAATTGTCGCAAGCAATGGGCGGACCCGTAAAAACGCTTGACGATATGGTGGCCGGGCTGAATAAACTAAATGCCGAGGGCATTGACCTTGCAAAAACATTAGAGCTAACCGACAAAAGAAGTGTAGCGGCATTTAACTCTTTTTTGTCCGGATCAGATAGTATAATTGAGCTGAGAGATGCAATATCATACGCAAATGATGACTTCAATCAGATGTCGAATACAATGACCGACAACGCAAACGCGGCGTTTGCCGGAATGATGTCAGCCGTAGAGGGGCTAATGCTGAAGTTTGGCGGTATGGAAGAAATAATGCGCAGCCTTTACGAAGCAGTAACTGTATTTGTGCGTTTTCTTGGTAATGTAATTGATTACTTTGCCGGGGCAAAAGCTGTCATTGTTGCAGTTGTCGGATATATTGGAAACTTGGTTAAAAGCATAATAGATATATGCAAATACACGACAAGCCTAATTGCTTCGTTTAAAGTAATAAATGGAGCGTTAACCGTATTAAAAGGATTAATTAACGCTATTGTGGTTGCTTGGGCATCATATAAAGCTATGATGATTGCCAATGCAATAAAAACGGCAGTTTTAGAAGCGGCAATTTGGAAGAAAATTGCGGCTCTAAAAGCAGAAATGCTGGCAACTGATAATCTAAAGGAAAAGATCAAAAAGCTATATTTGACAATGCTTGATAATCCTTGGGGTTTGGCTCTCGCAGCGGTTACAGTCCTTATTGGTGCGCTAATTGAGCTAAATAAGCGTTCAGAGGAATACGACAAAATTGAACAGCGCATTGCCGAAGAAGAGAGCAAGCAAAATGATATACGTAAGGAACATGCCGCCGCTCGCGAAAATTTAGCCTCGAAGATTGCCCTCGAAAAGAATAAATTAATGGAGCTTGAGCGCGTTGCCGCCGATGAAAACGCCTCAAAAAAGGAGCGATTAAATGCAATTGCCCAGCTCAATAAAATCATACCTGATTATAACGCGCACTTGGACGAGGAAAACGGCCGATATGTCCGCAATAAAGCAAACCTTGACAAATATATTGCGTCAATGGAGCGTAGAATGAAGGCTGCATATTACAAGGACGAGTACGAAAGCTATGTTAAGCAAATTGAAGCAGCAAAGAGAAAGGTAAATAAAACCATCAAAGAAAAAATTGACCCGGTAATTAATGCGTGGATTGAAAAAACATACGGCAAGGCAGCTGATAAGACTAATGAAGCATTGAGAAACAAAGCATGGGCATCAATTTATAAAAAAGTAACAGAAGGCAAAGCGTCAGGAAACGACACGTTTTCAATCTTGTCAACCGATGCGGTGAGCAGCTGGAATACGGCCGATGCAAATTTGAGCGAGCTAAAAGCCGATTTGTGTGATCTTCAAGTCGATATGAAGGATGCAGGTATCTCATTTACTGAAATGATGGATAATGTTGAGGAAGCGACCACCACAACGACAACAGCGACAACGAAAGCGGCATCAACAACAGTTGACAGATTGAAGGAAATTAAAGCGGAGTTAAAGAAGCTTCGCAAAGAGGATCCAAAAACGGACGAAGAATATGAGGAAATTCAAAAAAGGATAAAGGCACTTACTGAAGAGAAAAAATTGCTCGAAGGCAAAGCGAAAACCAAAAGTAAGCACAAAAAGGGTACATATAGCGAAGGAGATTTGGACCAAGTTACCGACCCGGTTGATGATACGCACCAAAAGAACCTACTGGCCTTGAACAAACAAAAATATGATTTGTCACAAGAAGAGTATGCGCTTAAAAAGGCGGAAGAAATGATAAGGTATTGCGATGATTTGACTAATGCGCTTGAAACACTTCGCGCGTCAACAGATAGCACGAAAACCGAAACTTTGGCTAACATCACAGCCGAGGAAAACAAAGTTGCCGCCCAGCGGCAAGCGGCGGAGCAAGAAGTTAACGCGGCTATGTTAAAGCAGCGTCAAAAATTCTATGCAGACCAGTTGAACGCACAACAAGTTGCTTACGACAATCAAAAGCGAATAATGGAGTCGGAAGTGAGCGAAAACGAGATTACTCAGGAAGCCGCCGACATCTATCTTTTACAAGAGCATAAAAATACCCTCAATTCGCAACTTAAGGTTTTACAAGACTATTATGACGAAATAAAAAACTCAACCACAATTGGCGAAGCTCAAAGAGTTGTTATTCTCGGCGACATTGCTAAACAGATGCACGCCAAGCAAACGGCAATACTAACAGACACAGGCAAGTGGTCAGAGAAATTGCGCGAGCTGATGACTGATAAGACGAGCCGCGCCGGAATTATTGACAGCTTTACCGAACAAAGGCAGGGCATCGAGCAGGTGTATAGCGCGGCAATAAAATTGGCTGGTGAAGGAACGGAAGAAGCGGTGGCACTGGAAAACGAGAAGCAAAGACGCATTGCCGCGCTCAACTTCCAGCAGCAAGAGCAGATGTATCAGCTTCAGGAGATAACGGGCGTTTCGTGGGCTAACGAGTACGAACGTGAGTTGGCACAACTTGAAAACTACCACGACCAAGGGATGATCAGCGAAAAAGCATACCAGAAGAAAAAACTGGAACTTCAGGTTGATAATGTCAAAAAGTATTATGACTATTATACCAATTTGTCAAGTTCGATGTTTACAGCCATTCAAGATGCCGAAATTGCCGCCAGCGATGCAAAATATGATGTTTTGATACGTCAGGCGGAGAATAACGGCGAAGATACCACCGCACTTGAAGAAGAGAAGGAGAACGCCAAATTGGAGATACAAAAGAAGTATGCCGATGTAAACTTTGCCATCAAAGTCTCTCAGATTATCGCAGATACAGCCGTTTCAATCATGAAAGCGTACGCCGACCTTGGCCCGATAGCCGGATCAGTTGCCGCCGCCATGTTGACCGCCACCGGAGCGGCTCAGGTTGCCAGCGCAAAAGCGGAGCGCGACAAAATTAAGAACTTGCAACCGTCATCAACGAGCAGTTCAACCGATACGACAGCGACCGCCGAACGTGTGCTATCTAGCGGCTACGCCGAAGGCGGTTATACCGGAGACGGCGACCGCTATGAAGTGGCTGGCGTTGTGCATAAGGGCGAGTATGTGGTGCCAAAACCTATAATGAACAACCCGCGAGTGGTTGACGCTGTGGGCACAATTGAGGCTATTCGCCGCAACCGTTTGCGCGGCACGGCAGACACCGGGAGCAACGGTTATGCTGAAGGCGGTTACACCGGAACCGCCTCATCAATCGCAAATACAGAGCTTGCCGCAGCCGTTAAGGACATGAAGGCAGCCATTGAGTCAATAAGTGTAATTAAAGCGTACGTAAGTTATCGCGACATTGAAAAGGCCGGCGATAACCTGAGCAAAGCACGCGCACCATTTACAAGAAATAAATAACGTATGATAAGCATCAAAACAAACGGCAATGCTCTTGATTTGCCCGCTGATTTTTCGATAGAGATTGAAGATACCAATCCAATCTATAACGACCAAGGCAGCCAATCAGTCCCGGCAACCGTGGCAACTTCGCGCAATAACGAGAGGTTGCTCGGTTTTGCCACGCGCCTAGACATAGCCAACAGCCCCAACGAACCCGACCGCGTTTGTACGGTTGCAGACGGTGCATATAATCGCCGTGGTTTGCTGAATATAACGGAAGCCAACAAAGCCGACGGCATCACTTTCAATATTGGTTTTGACAACGCCACAGCCTACGACACATGGCAAGAAAAGACGTTGGCAGAGCTGTCTTCGTTACCGGTCATTGATGTCGCCGGAGACGAGCAGCACGATATTGATGTTATGTTGCAGTTTTTGGATAACTTGTATAAAAATGCAGATCCGCAGACCAACCCCCTTGCAATATTTCCAATTGTGGTAAATAACGATTCAGTTGAAACAACTGACGATGACGATAACACAACAGAGGTATATTATTGGGAGATATTAAACACCCCATCAACAAGTGGGCGTTACGCTTTCGACCCGCCACGCGTTGTTAAACGCATTATTGACAACGAAATTACCGAAGTATCAGTGCCCAGTTTTTACGGTGTTACGCCCTTCGTCAGAGTGTGGCGAGTGCTGGAACTGATATTTGAAGATTTGGGCATGACAATCGAAAGCAACCCATTCAAAGAAGATATACAGTTGGCCCGTTTAGTTGTGTTGAACAATGCCGCTGACTCTTGTTGTTTGGGTGAATATATCAGATATGAGGAATTAATGCCCGATGTCACTGTTGAAGAGTTTTTAAATGCTCTTTGGGTACGTTTCGGCATGGTTTACAATGTAAACTTCAATACCGGTGTGGCCAAAATTGAGCTAATTCGCGACATCCTGCAAAAGAAATCGAGCGGGGAGCTGAAGCAATACCTGTCTGACGAATTTACCGTTAATTACTCAACCCCGCAATACCTGAAACTATCAGCAAAAACAAGTTTTGAAGGCGCAGAGCCATCAACCGAACGTTTTGAGGACTACGCAAAAAAATATCGTATGTCGGAAATCAGAGTGGGCACGAACGTTGAAGGCTGGACGTTGAGCGACAGCGACCGTTATTGGACCAACGACGAAGATTATGAAAATACCGACACAGGTGTTGGCGGTGACGGTCAAGACGGAGATGACGAGAGCGATGATTATGATTATGACGTTTACAGCCGGGCAGCTTCACGCGCAGCATCAACAACCACCGACACCGACAGCACAAACGAGCGTTTTCTCGCTTTCGAGGTGAGAACGTGCAAATGGTATAAGATTGACTATACAAACAAAGCAATCAAGTCATCAAGTACAAGTTTTTTCAATTGGGATCCACAGAGCACCGGGCTTGAAGAAGTTGAGCTATCAAGTGCAGACGAGTGGGTGGCTATTGAAAAAGTATCTTTGCCGTGGGCGAGCTTCAACGATTATGCACCGTTATACCTCGCTGGTTCGCGCCATTATCACAGTTACATCAAAGGCTCGGATGACGAAGAAGATGACGGCGATGAAACCCCGTTAGCGTTTATGTTTGCTTTTACCGGATGCACAGACAAAAGCACCGGTACCATTGGCCGCATATCACCGGAGTACGAGCAGGGCAAAAATGTGAAATTCGCAGACGGAAGCGAACACACAATATCGCTGTTATTTCAATTCAAAAACGGACTATTTGCAAACTTTTGGACGGAGTACGACGAAATTTTGCGCCACTCGCCGCGCACAGTTGAAGCACCGATGCGTATTGACAAAACTGAATTATTGAAGCTCGAAATGTTTACCCCGGTAATGCTGAAGGGCGTGAGGTGCATGATCGATAAGCTCAACTATGATTTACCGGCGGGCAGATATGTGGAGACAACCGCAACCTTGCGCCCAATCATGCCCCTTGGCACGTATGACATCGAGGCGGAGCAAAATATTGCCGATTTTTCAGCCGCCGCACGCAGATTGTACTGGGCTTATGTATCAGACAACTTGCAAACCGTACTTAACAGCAGCGTGACCGCAGCCCGTGCCATCAATGCATGGTTAACGGCAAATGAAGATTATCAAGCCCCCGATAGATACACCGAAGCCGGAGCCGCAGTGCTCGCAACCTATGAATATACCGGTTATACGTGGGACACCGACCCGGCTAATAAAGCCGATGCCTATTGGTCAGGAGCGCAGCGCATAAAGAAATATACATGTTTGGCGAAGTACGATATATTTGAAGTTACGACCAATGACGATGGCGAGAAGGAGCTGGGTCAAGAACTCGGCACAATCGCAATTGAGGTTGAATATACTGTTAATCTTGTTGGCAAATGGGCTCAACTTTAGTCCTTTAATTTACCGTTGAAATCAAGCAATTTTGCAATATGGATAACAAGAATATTATAACAGCCCCAAATGTTTACGACATGGCAGATGTATTCGCGACATGGCAAAAAACCAATGTTGGCAATGAAGCAACTTTTTATAACTTCATGACAACGCCAAGCCTCGAACGCGATGAGTTTGTTGCAAGTATGCCGAAAGAAGAAGCGTTTGTCGGCAGCGTTGTCGCAGTCACCATAAAAGTACCATAATAGTGTATGGAGATTAAAAGCAAAAGCGGGTACGTTTTTACCCGAAATCCTATAATAATATCAAACAACTTCAGTGAGTCGGCTGATGGAATTAATGACGGTATAAAATTCGACATCACAATGGGCAATGACACAACAGCCATATATAACGGCATGTCTTCGTTGCCTCTAAATGTCAATGTCGCTGAAATTCTTGACGCTAACAGCGAGTTTTTTGCCGAAGTTCCTGATGGCAACACTGATTATATATGTAAAATTGAAGATGATCGCCGTATAGATCAGCGCATAGCTACAATAAGAGAATTTACCGACAACGGATATGAAGACAATGCCAGCGTAACTGTCATACCGGGCGGCATATCGAAGCAGAATTATAAGGCTCTTGATGCAATGGGCACTGATATATTTTTGCAGCGATTTTACAACCCGGCATGCAATTTTTTTATGACGACGCGAACAATTGGCTGGCGCATAGCAATGAAGGAAACGGAGTTAATGCCGCTGTATTTCCTCAGCGAAAAGGAGCAGTTTATAACTTTGATTGAACTAACTCAAAACATAAGATACGGCGCATATATTCAACGCGGTGTATATGCTTTTGATGTTAGCGTTTTGCGCCGAGAGTTGTATGACGATGAAGGCATAATATCAAACATGTTTGACGTTTACCGAGACGGCAAATATGCATGCCGTATTGTGATCGAGCGCAGCGATGCAACAAAAGAGCGTTATCGCTTGAAATTTCGCAATTCATTGGGTGTATTTGAGGTAATTGAAATTACCGGGCAAATGGCAATAACACCGGAGTTTGACCCGGACGGTGACGCTGTGTTTAACCGATATGACAGCGTTACGGATGATTATTACAGTGCTCGCGAGCGCGTCAGTCGACCGCAATCTATATCAATTGTTACAGGTTCAAAACGCAGTGACGAAGTACGTTTTTTAATGGATATGCTAAGCAGCGAAGAGGTTTACCTGCTCGATATGATTTCAATACCGGTAAGAGTAATACCATCGGTTGACGAAATGCAATATCTTGCAACGCCTGACGAACCTGCAATATTTACCCTAAAATTGGATATAGCCGACACGGAAACTAATATAATGCAAGAGATTATTGACGGTACTGAGGGCAAAAAACCGCGCGTATTCTCTAAACAATTCAACGATAAATTCAATTAATATGGAAGAAACCTCACAGACGCTTATTGATAACCTGATTACGACCATATCAAACGCCAAAGAAGCCGAAAGCGTGACTAACGTTATGGTGGCGCAGGTGTTTGACTTTCTCAATAAAGGCATCAAAAACGCCCTAACTAATAACGCCGGATTGGATGACGAGAGGTCCGCGCGTGAGGCGGCAGATGACACGCTAAAAACGTCAATAACCACGCTAGAGACCGCGCAGCTGGCAATAAAAAACATAGCCGATAACGCAGCCGCAGCAGCAAAGGCAAACGCTGAAAGTATCAGCAATATCAATTTATTGCTAAACGGTAATGCAACCGAGGCGATTGATACGCTGGCTGAAATTATCGCTTTCCTTGACACGTTCAAAAATTCAGACAGTCTCGCCGCCAACCTTCAGAAGCTGAGCGATGCAATTGACAATAATGCACAATCTTTGTCAGACCTCAAAGATACCGTTACAGAGGTTACAACTCGCGTCCTCAACCTGCAAGATGTAATTAAGATTGCAAGTATTGACGATATTGATACTATTACCGCACGCGGCTATTATCAGATAGATCAAGTGGGCGAAGACCCGATTACACTGATTGTTAACGCAACTAAACCATCGAGCAAAACAAAACGAATAGGCTTGATACAATACCTGTTTAGCACCGACGGGCTACAATACCGCACAGGTGCAACCGGTATTGGCACATTGTCGCCAACTTGGGACGAATGGTCGCAAGTTGGCCAAAAAGGCGCGGGCAACCTCATCAATGTCACCGAACTTGTGCCGCTCACAGAAAGTGGCGCAGCCTATGAACTTGCAACCGCAATCAAAGCCGTGCCGCAATCATATCGCTCTGTTGGCCGCTGGATAACATTCCGCACAACAAGTGGCGAGTGGGAGACCATGCAATTTAACGGATCTTCAACTGATATGTGGGAAGATGTATCTTCGTGGGACGCAATCGGCGGCAAAGGCACAATAACGGGCATTAAGCTCAACAACGTAGAACAAACACCGGACGCAGACGGTGTTATTAACTTGGCCGTTGACCAAATCAGCGTTGACGATAGTATTAATGACGCAAGCACAAACCCGGTTCAAAATAAGGTTATTGCGCAGCGCATCAAAGCCATCGAAGCCAAAACGGTGAATAATGTTGTTATCTCTGTTAATGATAATAACGAAGTCCACGTTGGCTTTTTGAACAACAGTAACGAAGAGTTTGCGGGTGGCGATATACCTGCATTGAGTGGCGGCAGCTCTGACACCAATACAACCGCTCAGGTAGTGTTGACGGCATCAGTTGACCACACAATTATCCGTGACGGCGATAGCGTGAAATTGCGTTATACATACGACCATCAGTATCTTGGCGGCGACCAAAACGGAGAGTCAACCGGTCAACGTGCCGACATCAAACTTGAAATCAAAAACGGCACAGTTACCACGTATGAAACGACATTAAGCAACGTTTCGCGCGGCACATACGAGTTGGATATTACCAGCTATTTGCGCACAGGCACAACCGAAATCAATATGCAAGCCAGTGTAACCAATGCCGACACGGGTAAAACTCAGAAACGCACCGCATATTGTACGGTTAAGTCTCAAACGATAAGCCTTACAAGCTCGTACAATCTCGCCAACTCAATATCAGCCGGCGGCTATAAACCCAGTGACAGCGTTACAATCCCATTCACTGTTACAGGTGACGGCGAAAAGACTGTAACGCTATATCTTGACGGCGAAGTTTATAACTCAACAGTCATTAAGCAGTCAGGCAAGCGCAACGGCAGTTTCGTGATCCCGATGACCGGCTTGAAAGTTGGCCGCCACAACGTGCAGATGGTTGCAGAACTCGAAGCAACATCAGGTTCGGAGACGTTAACGCTTGTATCAGAGTCGGTATATATTGACTTTTTGAAGACGAACGAACTCGCCCAAAATGCCGCACCGTTCATTGGCACGATGATGACCTTTGCGGACGGTAGAATTTTTGAAGGCGAAGCATACCTAACGCCGACAATTGAAATAGGTCAATACGAGCAGTTGGCAATTGATTTTGTTGTGTATGACAGCACAACCCCGGCACCGGTTGAAATATCGCACAACGGCGTTACCTCTCAAAAACTCTCTGTCAATCGCACGGTACAGGCATATTACAACCGATTTACGGAGTTTGGCACTGAAACCATGGCGTTCAAGTCGGGTGACACTGTTTATAACTTCAATATCGAAGTAACCGAAAGCTCAATAAATATTGCCGAGACAACCGACAGCTTGGCAGTGAAATTGTCGGCAGCCGGGCGCAAGAACGAGGAAGATAATCCCGGAGTTTGGACGTACGAAAAGGTTACAACTGTGTTTGACGGTTTTGACTGGAGTAATAACGGTTGGACGGGTGACGCTCTAAAACTTACCAACGGCGCAAGTGCGTGCATCAATTACCAGCCCTTTGCAACAGACGCAACCGCCAACGGTATCACAATCGAAGCCGAATTAACTTGCTCAAATGTCAATGACCGCAACGGCATTGTTATGGATTGCATGGCAGAAGGCGTAGGTTTCCAAATGACAACCGAAGAAGCTAAAATCGTAGCATCAGACGGCAGCGAAGTTGAAACGAAATTTGCCCCGGATATACCTATCAAAATTGCTTTTGTTGTCAATAAAAAATCCGATAAACGTTTGCTTGAATTGTACGTTAACGGTGTATTTGACCGCGCAGTACAATACTCTTCAACCGCGTCACTCATCCACGACATACCGGCGAATATTAAAGTAACCAGCGATGCCGCCGATGTCGAACTTCGCAACGTGCGTATTTATAACCGTGCGTTGAGCGATGACGAAATTTTGGCAAACTATATTGTTGACCGTCAGACAACGGACGAAATGGTAATTTTGTTCCAGAAAAATGACGTACTAAACGATCAAACTGACGAAATTGACATTGATAAGCTCTTAGCACAAGGCAAGAGCGTGATGCGCATTGTTGGCGATGTTGATAAAGTTGTAGAAACCAACAACAAAAAGTTTGAAGTCCCGGTAACAGTATATTTTTACAGCCAATACGGCAAGGAGTATAATTTTGTTGCTCGCAATGTTGGTTTACGCATACAAGGCACTTCGTCAACTCTCTACCCGGTTAAGAACTTCCGTTTATACTTCCAACGCATAACAGAGTATGAAGCAACGCTTGAGGTAAACGGTGTGCTCGTGCCTGATATGAAATACAGCTTCAAACCCGGAGCACGACCAATTGACATATTTTGCTTGAAAGCCGACTTTTGCGATAGTTCGAGCACGCACAATGCCGGTGCAGTTCGTATTGTCAATGACATATTCAAAAAATGTGGCTGGCTAACACCACCACAAGCCGCATACAAGGGCGAATATGATGTGCGTATCGGTGTTGACTCAATGCCAATAAACTTGTTTTACGACAATGACGGCAGCGGCACAAGCACGTTTATCGGCAAATACAACTTCAACAACGAGAAGTCTGAGTCGGCCATTATTTATGGTTTTGAAGGCATTGAAGGCTACAACGATGAAGAGACGTTGAACGGCGAACGCAACAAATGCATATGCCTCGAATTTCTCAACAACTCTGAGGCTCTTTGTTTGTTCGGTACGTCAAATATGTCAACGTTTGATAATGCGTTGGAGTTCCGTTTTAAACCGGACAAAACATGGGCAACCGCAGACGAAGAAGACCGCACGGCAGTTACAAGATTGTGGACGTGGATCCAATCATGTAAAGGCAACCCGACCAAGTTCTTAAAGGAGTATCAAGATTACTTTATTAACGAGTCACCTTTTGCATGGTATGCAATCTGCAACTATTTCATGGCAGCCGACAACTTCGCTAAAAACATGATGTTGGCAACATGGGACGGTATTCATTGGATGTTTATCCCTTATGATATGGATACTTTGTTCGGTTTGCGCAATGACAGCTGGCTTAAATTCAAATATACAGTCAACTTTGATACCTTTGACGAAAGTCAAGGCGCGTACTGTTTCGCAGGTCACGACTCAGTTTTGTGGGACCTTGTAAGAGGATGCCCCGAAAAACTTGCAGAAGTGGCGCAGACAATTCGCGCGAATATGACAACTGAATATGTGCTATCTGTCTTTAACGATGAAATTCAATCGGCATGGAGCGAGCGAGTTTACAACAAAGATAGTGAGTACAAGTATATTCGTCCGCTAACAGAAAGCGGCAAAGACTATTTGTATGCTCTTCAGGGAAGCCGTTATGCCCACCGCTGTTATACGATTACCAACCGTTTCAACTTGCTCGATGCTGAATATTGCGCCGGCACATATCGCGCCGACTCATTCTCTGCATACTTCGCATATAAGTTCGCATCAGACCCGCGCAAAATCAAGTTGACAGCCTCAGAAATTTATTACTTTGGCTACGGCTATACAAACGGTTCACCGACACAATCGGCATTGAAGGCAGACGATGAAGACTCCGAGGTAACAATGACAATCGCCCAAGACCTTATTATCAATGACCCGCAAAATATTTACGGCGCAAGTCGCATCAAAACGCTTGACCTTACAGACGTAAGCCATGCGCTTGTTGGCACGTTGACCCTCAACAGCTGTTTACGTATGCAAGAACTTGATGCCTCATGTGCGAGCGGAAACACTCAGCTTACAAGCTTGATACTCGACGGGTGCCGCAATTTGCGCAAATTAAACGTAAGCGGACTTAACGGCATGACAACGCTCAACCTTGCTAACTGTAAGAAGCTGACAACGCTCAATGCATCAAAAACGAAGCTTCAAAGTGTCGCATTTGCATCTGGCGGCAAAGTGGAAAGTGCAAGTTTGCCCGGTACAATACAAACGCTGGAGCTAAGATATTTGGCAAATTTGACGCCGGCAAATTTGACAATTGCCGACACATCAAATATTACAAAACTGATTGTTGATAATTGTCAGCGCCTTGACTGGAAACAGTTACTTGCAGATTGCCCCAACGTCCAATATTTGCGCGCCACGAACGTTGACGAGACCGGTAACGGCAAATTGCTCACAAATTTGCTCACAATGAAGGGCGTTGACGAAGAAGGTACGAACGTATCAACTTGCCGCCTCGCCGGAACATATCGCCTAACTCGATATTTGTCAGATGATGAATATCAAGAACTTTGCGAACATTTCCCGGAGTTGAATATTATCCAACCCGAATGGACAGTTATCAAGTTTGACGAAACGGTGAGCGACAGCAAAAACGTTTCAAACCTTGATAATGAAACGGGCTACGATTATGACAATGATTTTGAATTTTCGGGACACGTTGCGAAGATCAAAGCCCAACGCCACCGCGTAATGGCAAAGAACACCGCCACCGGAGAAATGACCGTTTGCCAGTTGTCTGACGATGACGGACGACTATATTACGACGGCACAGAGGCCAACCTTGAAGGCTTCAACCACAAAACAAAAGCAGACGAAGGCGATGTAATGATGTACGAGCCTAACCGCAGCTGTAAAGGTATTGACGACTTTATTAATCGTTGCCATTACGATTGCTTCAGTTCATTGGTTGAAACAACACCGGTTGACGGTGTGAAACTGTATGCCGCCGACATGGTTGAAACACATGACAAATACGGTTGCCGTGTGGCATCACAGTACACAACATTGGCTGAGTCGCTAACTGTATTTGATAATTATATTGTGTATGTTGCCAACATTGGCAGCGGCTTCAAACAAGTACGTTGGCCGGCAGTCAATTCTTCAGTTTACGGCGCGATATTCCTCGATGCCGAAGGCAAAATTATTGACCGCAAAGCAGCGTCAAACGCTCGTATGTCATCAGATAGTTATCTATTTGCAGACATCCCTGACGGCGCAACACAAATCGCATTTACCTGCGAACGTTCGGCAGAATTTTCATTTGTTTGGCTGACCACATCAAAGGAAATTCACGCGATTGAGCCAGATGCATGGAACACCGGGGAATATCTGTGCGGAGTGAACAAGGCATATTACGGCAATAATCAGATACGAAGCATCAAGGGCGTTGCCCCAACGGTCAGCACCTCGCAAAGTCAATTCGCTCAATATTGTCGTATGCGCGGCGACGGCTTCACATTGATAACATACCCAATGCACCGCGATATTGCCCGTTTGTTCTTTGCAATATACGGCGACCGAGACTCTTCAGGCGTTTGCGGCTATGGATCCGGTTCAAATACCACTCTTACCGGTTTGACTTCATTCCTTGGTATGCGTGACACTATCAGACTATCAACCGCAACCGTCGGAACGGCAGGTGGCTGGTATTACGATGACACGAACACGCTAAGAAATGTGACATCAATCAATGCCCTTGGTTATGACAACTTATGGGGCAACGTTTCGGAGTGGATGGAAGGCGTTATAAGCAATTATCTTGTTTATAACATCGAAGAAGCCGGCGAAACTCGCAAGGTCAAGAGTGCATCGGTATCAGATAGTTGGATTGTTGAAGTTGCAAACGGACGCTTCATGGACGTTGTGCCAGTTGTTGTACAAGGAACAGAAACGACAAACTATTGTGATAAATTTTGGTGCAATAATTCGTCGGCCCGCGTGGTTCTACGGTCTGGCAGCGTCGCCAGTTCCTTCGGTGGTGTCGTTTACGCGCGCGCGCTCGACGATGCTGCGTACGCGGGCACGTACTTCGGGGCGCGCCTTGCCTTCAACGGCAAAATCGTTTGGGCGAAATCCGTCGCCGACTTCTTGTCGGCGGAAGCAATCGGTTAGCGATGCACGTTAAACGTTACACGAGGGCCCCGACAGGGCCCCTG